GCTTCACACTGGGTCCGCCACGTGTTGGAACTCTCGTGCCGACCTGGGTCGACCTAAGCAACCTGATCATCGCCGAGGATGCGAAGACTTCCGAGAAAGTCACGGACGGTAAGAAGCAGCCCAAACTGAAGGTTGGGCCGAGCGGAGCCCTGGCCCTGGTGGAGAGGAATCTCGACTGGTCCGGAAACTACTTCGCTCACTTCGGGCCGATCCGACCTGAGTACGAGCTGCTCGAAGCATTCACCCTCTACGACGTCGAAGTCTACGTCCAGCAGGCGATTCGCCGGCGTCTGAGCCTCATGTTCCGCAACGGGTACCGCGTCACCGGCAACAATCAGAACAAGGTCAAGTACATCAACCGGCGCCTGAACCAGATCGCCTACATGATGAAGAAGACCTGGGCCAACTTCATGCGTGAGATCCTCACGACCTTGTCGTTGTGCTCGAACTGCTTCCTGCTGAAGCTCCGCCAGGAGGACGCCTCCGGCGGCATCAAGAATGAGAAGAATGGGAACCGGCTACCGATCGCAGCCTACGTGATGATCCCACCTCACTCGCTGTTCCCGTACGTCGAGAAGGGCAAGATCATCAAGTGGCGCCGGTACTACAACTGGTCGATCAAGCCCTGGGAGGATTACCAGCCCGAGGACATCATCCACCTGACCTGGGACCGTAAGCCCAGCCACATCTTCGGAACGCCGCGGCTGCAAGCCGTGCGCGACGACATCTACGCCATCCGCCGGCTCGAAGAGAACATCGAGCTCCTGTTCATCAACTTCCTCTTCCCCCTCTTCCACGTGAAGGTCGGAACGAAAGAAGCGCCGGCAGGATACATGCCAGGTGGTGTGAGTGAGATTGACCACACTCGTAAGTTGATCGAGACCATGCCCAAAGAGGGCGTGCTGGTCACCGACGAACGTGTGGCCGTCGATATCGTCGGCTCTGAAGGTGAGACCCTCGACCCAATCCCGATGCTGGGTCACTACAAGAAGCGTATCTTCACCGGCCTGGGTGTGAGCCCAATGGACATGGGTGAGGGCGACACGACCAACGGCAGCACTGCTGACAACGTGTCCCAGGCGCTCAAGGACTCCATCAAGTACGACCTGGATGTATTCACTGGCCAGCTGTCGATGGAGATCCTTCGGGATCTCTTCGCCGAGGCCAACTTCGACATCAGCATCCAGGAGTCGATCGCTGACGTGACCCTTGAGTTCCAGGAAATCGACATGGACAACAAGGTGAAGGAAGAGAACCACGCGACCAACCTCTACAACAACAACGGTCTGACCCATGACGAATTCCGCAGCGCCATCAAGCGCAATCCGCTGCGCACTCCCATCGATAAGGACGATCCCAATCCCGATGTCACCCGCAAGAAGCAGGAGCAGCAGGGTGGACAGACCCACCATGAGCGGGAGGTAGTCGGCCTGGCGAAGATCGAGACCGAGAACGCCATCAAGGTGGCGAAAGCCACACCACGGGCCGGCGGTGGGAAGAAGGGCAAGTCCGGACGTAAAGCGTCCGTGACGAAGAAGGCAACGTCGAAGAAGAAGGTATCGCAGAACCAGTCGACACCGACAAACCAGCATGGAACCAACAACTCGCCGAAGAAGGCGAAGAGCGCGCGCACCGAATCCGGACTGTACTCCCGTCTCCACGACAGTCTGGAAGCAGCTCAGATGTCGGACGACCTGGGTCGCTGGCCAGAACTTTCTGCACGAGTTATCGACCGATTCTTCAAGGACGCCATTCAACCGGCCGGGAGTTCCTATACTAAACAATCTCCGAATGCACAACATGACCAACTAAAGAACCAGGTTGGTCAGACTACTGATCTCGATACCATCTTCGACCTTGTCGGTCAGACGTATCCGAAAGCAGACGGAGAGACCAATGAGCGAGCCGATGCCGTTGAAGGTGATCAAGAGCGGAATTCTTGTCCAGAGGGTTCCGTTGGATCAGGCGATAGCCGATCCGAGTAGCGTCAAGAGCTTGACTTCTCGCAAAGACCTCCCGGTCCAGTAAGCATGGCCCGTATCTACATGCGGGATTACCTGACACTGGATCTCAGGACCGCAGACAAGACTTTGATCCAATGCACCGACGAGCAGGGTGGGAACAGTCTCCTGGTTCGCGTTGCCGCCACACACGCCGGAATCATCAACGGGAACTCGCGGTTCTACCGCCCCGACATGATGATGAAGGGCACCTCTACCTGGACCGACAATCTTGACTACCCCAGACCGGTCCTGGCGCATCACGATGAGGAAAGCGATCCACTCGGGCGAGTTCTAACCGCCAAGTACCGGGATCTCTCCTACCTCTACCGGGATGAGTATCCGATTCTGAATGACTCGGTCTTCTACTGCTCTGACGCTAAGAAGCGGATGTCGATGCTGGAAACGGTCGACTGGGTAGTGGACAACATGTCCGACATCCCCGACTACAAGGGCCTTGGCCTGATTGAGTTGGGACTGAAGGTCACCGAGCCGGACGCGATCGCAAAGGTCAACCGCAAAGAGTTCCTGACTGTCTCTGTAGGTTTTGCCACCGACTCCGCTATCTGCTCTGTGTGCCACCAGGATTGGGCAGTCGACGATCGATGCGACCACGAACTGGGACGCAAGTACAAGGGCAAAGCCGCCTACGTCATCTCCGGTTCGATGGACTTCAACGAAGTCTCTTTCGTGAACAGTCCCGCCGATCCCTTCGCGACGACCCTGAGCATTGAAAAGCTCACGGACAGCGTCAACCGAACCTTCTTTCTGGGATTGTCACGACAAGACCAGAACCAACGTGCTGAGTCAGCCGGCATCATCCTCACCGATGCGCTGTTCAGTTCCGATATCGAAATGCTTGGGGACCACATCATGAAGCTTGACCTGAAGGTAATTGCCGATGAAATGCGCGCGGGAGTAGTTGAAGATCGCGCTCTGGCGATCCGCAAAGACCTCACCGAGTTCAAGGGCGAGTCCCCAGAAGAGATCAAGGATGGTAAGAAGCTCCTGTCGTCCATCCGCGCCAAGATCAAGGCCAATGGTTGGGGAACGACTGCACCAGCAGCAGTAGCTGCCGATGCCGCCGCACCCGCCGCCGACGCCACCGCAGTAGTCGAGACAGTGACCACCGCCGAGAAGGACAAGGTCAACGCCGAACTGGCAGCCACAGACGTACGTGACGCCGCGGCCGCAGCCGCTCCGGAAGCAGACGCAACGGCAGCACCCGCCGCCGCCGAGCCCGCCTCCACCGTGGTTATGTCCGACGCTGTGACCAAGATCTTCGCCGCCGAGAACCTGAAGGATGCGAACGAGCCGGTCCGCAAGACAGTGGCCGACCTCGAGGCGCTCTACCTGGGCCTGGAAGACAACCACAAGCGCTACCTGCGTTACGCGCTCAGCGCGATGTGCAGCTCATGGTATGACCGTGAGGAGTTCGAGTCCTACATGGGCGCGATCACTCAGGACACCGACATGGTGGCCATCCCACGGACAGAGCACGACGAGCTGACCGCAGCAGTCAACGGGTTCGCCGATTCAGAGGCAGTTCTCACCGCCAAGATCGAGACCGAAGAGACCGCCAAGATCAAGGTCACGCACAAGGCGAAGGACGCCCTGGCAACCATGATCGTGATGCACAAGGTTCTCACCGGCAGCAAGGGTTATGTCGGACTGAACAAGGATCAGATCTCGGAAGAGATCGTGAAGCGTTCAGCACGCAGCCTGGTCAGCCTCTTGGATATGCAAGACGAGATCCTCGACGAGCTCCAGTGGGCCAAACCGGCCGCAGCTCCCAAGGCTGCCGCAGCTCCCCTCGGTCTTGCAGTATCCGATGCAGTGGTTCTGGCAGCAGGCGCCCCCGCGGCGACTGTGAACCAGACCGATGCAACCGAGACAGCTGCCGAAGCAGAACCAGCGGCCATCCCGATGACCCGCAGAGAAGCCCAGGAAGCAGAAGCTCGCCGCCGGTTCCTCGCCGCTTCCGAGTAATTCCAGACGCAGCACCACTAACAAAAACAGCTTTATCAGGAGACGCACCCCATGCCTTCAGTAGATATGTACGGCAATTTCCGTGGAACCTTCCTCGGTGCAGACCGTCTGGCAACGACCACACCTTCCCCGGATGCGTCCGACGCACTGATCCCGTTTCTGCCGATCTCGTACCCCGCGCCATGGCTGCCGATCCGGCGCCGCGACGAGTCGCACCCCATCGCTGCCGGCGTGGTCATCAGCGAAGGTCAGATCTGCGGCGTGGATCAATCCGGCGCCCTGATTCCGGCCGGCTACTTCTGCGGCCTCCAGCCGAACGGCGCGACCAAGAACGTCACCGGCGTTGCAGTCGCATCGGATGTGGCCACCGTCCTGGCAGTTCATGCCTGGAAGGTAGGCGAGACGGTGAACTTCACCGGCTTCATCGCCCCCTTCCTGCCCCTCAACGGCCCCCAGGTTCTCACCGCGGTAACTCCCGGCGTCTCGGCATCCTTCGATGTTGTGGATGCGAACGAGTCCGAGACCGTGCCGACCGTTGGCACCGTGACCGGCGTGTCCGCCCTCGGCGGAGAGTACTCGGTCATCGCCTACACCCAGTATGACGTGGGTTCGGTGACGAACCCTCAGACCGGGATTGCAGTCCAGGCAGCTGGCGAGTACGTTGTGCTCGCGGCTCCGGCGGACGGCGCAGTCGGCGACCGCATCACCCTGCCCAACGGCACTGTGATCACGGTGGCTGCACCTGACCTCACCTTCGCAGCAGCTTGCACGCTGATCCCTGGCGGAACGGCTCGCGCCCTCGGCTTCGCAGTCACGAACTTCTTCACCTACCTCGGCGGGATCAAGATCCTCAGCTCAGTGGGCGGAATCTCGTACCTGATGTTGACCCAGCGCCCCGACCTGATGCAGGTCACCAACTACATGCACAGCATGGGTGGCGCGATCAAGACCCACTTCGTCCTGCGCGTGCCGTGGATCGGCGCGACGCCGAACACCCTGGCCACCCTGGCCGCGGCCAACGGTGTGGTCGGTTACACCCAGACGGACTTCAGCCGCTCCTTCGTCCACTTCACCGGCGCGATGGGCAATGCACCTGGAACCTTCTTCCTCGGCTGCTCGATCGTCCCGTCGAACGCCGGCAACGGCACGGACGCCGGCAACTACGCTCCGTACAACCCCGCAGTCAACCATGCAGACGACATCGTCGGCAAGGTGCTCGGAGTGGAGCTGATGTACCCGATCCGCGACTACGCAGACCGTGTGCGTACGCA